TTATTTTTTGTTGTTGATAAGGCCAATGCTTTGGCCACACTCTTTATAGTTTACTTCTTTATCAACATTATGTCAAGCCCCTTAAGCGTTAGACACTAGGTCATTTTGATTTGGCCAACGCTTCCTTAAATACGCGCGACACATCTTGCGCCGCTTTCAACCCATATTCATAAGGATTACTTGGCATTTCTATAGGCCCCCGTTTGAACGGTTGCCGTTTTTGATTTTCTGGAGATTGCGCTGCCCGCTGAAGCTCTTCTTCCAGCGCGTAGATTTGTCTATCGCCCTTCATCCTATTTCTCCTCTAACCCTGCCAAGTTCGCCAATGGCGTTGGACACTGCTCCACGCCCCGTTAAACAAGCCCTAGTTTTCGTTGTATGGTGTGAATGTCTTCAACTAATCCACCTTTATCTTCACCATCATCAGTCTTTTTTTTAGCTGCCGAAAGCTGCGAGCCACCAAACACGCCAGATGTACGAATATTATCGCCATCTTCTTCCGCTTCCGCCCCTGCTCCATTCGGTTTTCCAAAAATATTATCATATTCCTTAACAACACTCTTGAAAAAGTCTTCCCTCGCGACTTCCATGTACTTTTGTACATTGGCCACACCCTTACGGCTCAGTTTAGTCAGTGCCTTCTCCGCCGCGAAACTTACTTTGTCTTGATTCTCAGCGTATTCTGCGTATTCGTCAGAAAAATCAGCCCAAATAGCCTCAACTTTACCTGCTTGCTCTGCTTGGAGCCGGTTTTGTTCCGCTTCCTGCTCTCTAATTGCAGATACATTATCTAAAATAGTCTTTTGAAGCCGCGCATTAAAAGCTTTCGAATAGCCTTTTGGGTCTTCAAGCGGGTCAGGAAGATCAGAAAGGTCCATTTCTACCGCTGGCCGCACTGGCTGCCCAACTTTTCTATCACCCATTGAAGACATTAGTGCCATATTCTGGCTCTGCACTTGTGTTAATCGAGCGTCAAGCGCCCCAATACGCTCTATAAGGGCTTGTTGAGCAGAATCAACAGCCGCTGTGGCCTTTTCCCTTTTAGAGCTTTCATCCGTTTCTTCCTGTGGCTGCCCGAACTGCGCGAAAAAATCTTCACTCTCACTCCGGCGTGCTGCTTTCACAGGCTTTTTTGTTCTATCTACCATTTTTATTCACCTCCAAATGGACTTCTAGTTGTTTGGCCGCTTCCGCCCCTGCTGAAACGGCCTTATCAAACTTCTTTACCAATTTTCTATAAGACAGGTATTCAAGCCAAAAAGCCAAAGCAGCTTGTGAAGTCAATTCGCCATCATTCACTGCTCGTTCCACCGACAGAACAACCTTATTTATCATACTCTCCAGCATGGTCTTAAGCGCGGGCTCAACACGACTTAACGCCCTGCCTAAAGCCATTATTTCTAGAGTATCTGGATCAGGCCCTTCTATTTGGCTCATTTCTTCCTCTTTTTCTTTACATTTTTTTTCTTATTAGGCATTTTTAATGCTTCAACCTCCCCACCCTTCACGGAAAGCGCGATTGCAAAAGGGTTTTTCTTCTTTCCTGGCATCTTTAAGCTCCATTTGCGTTTACTCCTAAAGTTGCCGCCACACTCCCAATTTCATCAACCGTACTTTGATGAGGGTTGCGGCCCTGAGTTGCCCTAGCATTTTCTTCTTTCAGCCCCTGTAGCGGTTCAGTCGCTTGTCTAACAAGCCGCTGTCTCTCTGTGATTTGCAATCGGGGCAGGTCTATTTCAGAAAGCTCAAATAATACTGAAACCAATCGCTCAATATCCACAGCCCCAAAAAAGGCTTTCATCATAAGTTCATTTGTGCCTATAATTTGAATGATTTGAAGAAGGGCTTTTAGCTGCTTAGCCCGTTGCAGCATTTTACTTAACCCTTCAGCTTTAAACGTAAGCGGCCACTTTATAAAATCGCGCCGTTTGCTGACTAGCATCTTAAACGTTTCTGCCCCTAAAGCCTCCTGCATTGTATGGTTATTTGGTTTAATATGCTGAAGGCCCGTCTTCCAAACCAAATCCAACATGGGGTTAAGCCACATTTGCTCAACCGTTTGCGCCACGCTTCTAATTATTAAAGAGGAAGACTGCTGAGTGGCTACAACTTCTGTAGCAGACGTCCGTGAGTTTGGCGCGAACTGCCCCAATCCGATCTCATTTATCCCCGCCGCTTCCCGCAGTTCGTTCTTTAGCGTCTCCCAAACCCTAATCGCTTCTGGTGGTAGGGTGCCCATATCTAAGACACTAGAGAAGTCTTGAGGTTTTACGCCCTCTTCTAATTCAAACAACTTCATAGGCCATATGCCTGTTGCTACTTGTGCGGGGTTCTTCAATAAATCCGGCACTAAAGCAAACGCTTTCATACTTGACACCATAACCCCATCTAGAATGAGGTTTGTGAGTTCATTAAGCGTCTTTGCAACAGAGCCAAAGTCTTCCATATAAGACCGGCCATAAACGGACAGGGGTGTGGTGATCAGTGGCGCGTAAACAAGCCAATCTTTCCCATGCCAAAATGGATTCCGTTCTGGCCCTCTTATTAAGAACCTTTCGTTGGCCACTACACAAAGGGCATCGTCCGCGAGCACTGTACCATCGCCCGCCACGACTGTTGCTAAATATTCATCCACTGTAATCGGTTGGCGGTTCGTTATTCTTTCCTGTCCTGTCCCCGTCAATTCTTCTGCTCGTCTACGGTCTTCAAAAGAAATTGCGGAAACAAGTTGCGTAAGTTCAGGAAGATTAAATATCTGCTTTCCGTTACTGTCTGTCTTTTTCGCCATCGCAACAAGATCGTGTTTATCAACTTCCGAACGGCGAATACGGTAAAGGTTGCGGTATGTATGGTCCAACCAAACAGATTGAGGGTCAACACTCTCTATTGCCACTCGACCACCATCCACATCATCCTTCCAAGTTACAACGGCACTCATAGCCATCATAGCCCCAAGCTTTATTTGCTCCTCAAAAACCGCAGGGAAGCCTGCGACGTGCCCCGTGATGTTTCGCCCACATGATCCAAGCCAAATGTCATTCATGTGTTTTATAGACTGTGCTAAGTCGCCGTCTTTATCTGTTGTGTGTGATACTGTATAAAAGCCCGAAGGCATCGACACCACCGCTTCTTTCATAGCGGCAGCAAAGCGGTCAACAAAGCTGGGCACCTCTGGAAGGTGCTCCTTTGACTGCCAATCAGCCTTCCCCGCGAAACTAAAGCGGTTCCAGTAAAGGTCTAAGTTCTCTCGCCACTTTGCATCACGAGGGTTTAAACCAGATTGTCGGTTTTGTGTTGCTTCTTGCCGGTAGCCCTCAAGAACGCTAACAACCTCAATATTTTGGTCTTCTCGCGCTGCTTTTTCAGTAGGTACATCAGCAGCCGCGTCAGTAGGCCGCTCAGGGTCGCGAATAATGATTTGATCTGGCACTTATCTAGTCCTATAAACGAGGATTACATCAACGTCTGTGCTTGCTCCAGCGTCCCCAACCGCAGGCCAGATAAAAAGAGGAGGATTTTCTATACTAAAAACGCCCTCCGCTGTAACAACCATATTTACTCTGCTATTATCAACTTGTGTTCCCGCCTCGCCAGTTTTATACGCTATAGCAGCCCCTGTCGCCCCGTCATTTGAGCCTATCAAACTGATCGAAGCGCTATCAAACACTCCTTTTACATGGACAGAAGAAAGTGCGGCTCGACCATCTATCCTACTAGGAGCACCAAGCTCATCATTAGTATTCAATCCTTCCCAAACAACAGACACAACCCCATCTTCACTTGGTCCGTTTGTTATTGCTTTAACAGTGGCCATTTTTCAACTCCCTTATGTATCCCCATAATATCACACCCTTACGCTTAACGCAACGGCTCCCCATGGTCAGGCACCCTTATAAAGCCTGTTGAAGGGCGAATAAGAGCGCTTCCACCACTATTCATATTCCCCCCCTTAAACCAACCTGCTTGTGGCTCTGTAGTCACTTGCCCGCCTTTTTTTCCGAAGCGTATTTCTCCAAGGGGGAATAGAACAGCCGCGCCGTAGCCCATGGCGTCACCAGGATGAGAGTGTTCATTCTTTTTTGGCTCGCCACTCACAAGCCCTGTACGGGCAACGTGATAGTGCCACCCTCCCCTAAGCGCGTGCCACACAGGCGCGGCGCGATCACGATCCACAAGCACTAACCCCCGCCCGCCATGAGTCATTCTCAACACGGCACGAAGGGGCTCTATCCTCTCCGCTGTCCGCACCGGCCCTGATCGCCAATTGCCATGTAGGGCCTTTTTTATCACTCTAACTGCGCTCTGTTTAATAGAAGACTGTTCACGGGTGTTGCCTGCTGGGTCCCCAATATGCCGAACGGGGCATTTTGGGTAGCGGGCAAGGAACAAAGGGCGCACCGCGTCCACAATCAGTTCTTCTACACCAATGTCACTCCCAACTAAAGCATCGAGAATAAGCCATTGCCCCAATGGGGTCTTTTGTGTAATAATACAAGTGGGATTGTGACCAAAATCCCACAGCATTATAACCTCCCGACGAGGGATTGGGACTAGGCCGATTGCGAGGTGAATGCGGTCTGCCCACTCTGGCGTCACTGCCTTACCAATCTGTTGGAAGCCAAATTCACCATCGATAAAGCGGCGAATCAAATCAGGGCGGTGTTGTAAGACGCTTCGCAACTCAGCATAGTACGATGCTGGAAGGTTTTGTTCATTTTCTGGCCGGTCTGGTTGCCAAACCTTAAAACCGTCCTGCCCAGGCTGTACAAAACGGCGGAAGGTCCAGTGTGTCTCATCAGGGTTATTTTCCGCCAGCTTCATCGCGTACCACTTCATATCAGGCTGACGAAGGCGAGTGAGCCCAATATCAAAGATCATTTCGTCTATTCCCGAAGACCCTACAGCAGGCGCGGGCTCGTCAAAAGCAATCCCCGCGAGTTCCCGCGACATAAGCTTACTAGCGTCCTGTGGGTCGTCCATTCCAAGGAACTCAACCTCTCCCTGTGCAACCCCACTCGCCCATGTATAGGTCTTCTTTGTGTGGTGGAAAGTGCCAAAAATACCAGGAGGGAACCACTCAAAAAATGTCTTCATGGTGGTGGCTTGAAGATTTTCCCAAGTGTCGCGGACAATGGCCCATCGCGCTTTAGGGTTGTGGCGTGAGTGGTAAAGGCAGGCCCAAGCTAAAGCGGTGGATTTTCCCTCGCCCATACGGGAAGAAAAGAGGTCGGCCTTAGCCTGGCTTGTTATAAAGCGTTGCTGCTCAGGATTTGGCTTAAAAGTCACTTCATGCGTGTGTGACACTTAGCCCCCGAAGTAATAACTTAAGAGTAAATAAAAAACAACGCAGATAATTAATATTGAGACAGGCACTAAAACATTAACCTTCTTTTTCCCACTTTTTATAAACCAGTCCGATATGTGCTCTCCTAAACCATAAACGCTAAGCGCAAAAATTAATAGCGGTCCAATCGTTGCCCCCACCACTACCGTCTCATACACATCATGCCAAGTTTGGACCGATGGTCGCCCCCGCCCAGTAAAACACAAAACGTACATAAGTATTACGCCTGGGATAAGCCAAAATAGGAGATATGCCGTTAAAAAGCTGCTCCCTACACTAGAGAAAAAGGCCCCAAACACATCAGACATTCTTCTCCCTTTCCATAGGCTCTTTATATAAGTGCACACGGACGTCTAAAACACCACTGTCTTCAAGGGCTCCGGCAACCAACATAAGGTCGGCCAAATCGTCAGAAGAGTGCTTATATATATCGGCCTCAAGACCTTTTAGGCGCACTATCATCCTTTTCCCTTTCTTTTTTTCTTTTTTCCTCAGCCCTTTGTTTTTTTGTCTTAAGCCGTCTGAGGTTTCTTCTGGCTTGTTCTTTTGTTACCGATATCATATATAGTAATTCCTTTAGTGTTTGTCAAGGCTTGAAGCAGACATTTCTGCATCCACCGCCTCTGCCCGAGCTTTCACTGCCCTTTTTTTCACTGCCCTAGCCATTGCCGCCTTACGTGCTTGTTCCTTTGGGTCCAGCTTAGGCTTCTTTCCAGCAGGCGCAAGTGCCTCTCCCTCCCCCAATTTCTCTGGCAATCCGTGCTGTTCTATTTCTTCCACAGGTGCGTCTTGCACCACCGTGGCTTCTAAAGTGTAAATGTTTGGGTGTTCAAGTGTGCTTTCTCCCCCTTGCGACGCCCCCATATCCAAGCTCGTATTGATTTGAATTGGGACAGTAAAACTAATCGCGGCCCGTTCGCTAAACTGCCGAGGGTTGCGCTTCTGTGCACTCCACCGCAATTGGTTCATTGCAATGTCAAAAGCTCGCACTTTTTGTGAGGTTCCAGGCGCTAAGCGTATCTCCCTTGCTAAGTCCAGCGCTTCTTCTTCTAAAGAATAGGCAGAAGCCTCCCTTGCTGCAAAATATGCCTTACGAAGGTCAGGGTGGTTCACTAACCATCTACGGAAGGTTGGGCTTGTCGGAAAGCCATTCTCCTTTGTGCAAATTGCGGTTAGGGTATGGCCCTCAGCTATAAGTTCACAAATGCGAATAGCCATGTCTGGATTGTATTTAGACATGAAGCGCCCCCCATGCCAAGCGCCTGCTATTCCTACTTCACGATCTTGAGAGGGGTGGAGAGGAGCTTCTTTAGGCTTTAGGCGTAGGTCGCGTTTTGTGCGGACCCCACCTTTTCCTGTCCCTTTTTTCTT